TGTCAGATACACAAGATAAAACTAATGCATATGCTGCATTGGATGAGTCAGAAGTGGACAGCTATTTAGAGGACATTTTAAATGAAGAACTTCAATGTGATTGCCAAGAATGAGATTAGATCCTTATCAGAAACTACTAAACAGAAAACGGAAATGGACACCAGTACAGACAACTGCTGGTACATGCAAGGAGGGAGCACACGAAGCACTTCAACGTGCTCTTGCGTTGCGACATATGGAACTACCTGTGGGAGATTTTATCCGTGATGCATTGGCTACCGACGTACCGGAGCTATCACGACAACTCCTCCAATCAAACATTAAAGACGAAGAGAACCATGACCTGGCACTTGGTTACATTGCCAATGCTTACGGGGTTGATCAAAAGGCTGAATCTGAAGCGTTACGGTTACGTGATGCTTGGACAGCGCATCCAGATCACACGATCCTCAAAGCGATGGTTGCCGAGCGTTCAATTTTCTTCGTTCTTTTACCATTCTTTCGCGCTAATGGTGACGCTGGAATGCGAACAGTAAGCGCAGATATTAGCCGTGATGAACAGATTCACGTTGCATCAAATTCAATTGTGTGTAAAGAACTAGGGCTAGAGATCTCTCCAAGCCTAGACAAACTACGCAAAGCAACTATCAATTGGGTGATGCAACCACTCGGTAGTAATACCGATAAATATTTAGACAAAAAATTTTGGCTGGATTCTAGTGACAACTTGATGTATCAAGGTAAGGCACCTGAGCTTTCCTTCACTAAGTCAGCACGTATGCCAGCCTTCTTTGAACATAGTAATGTCAACCTCCCTCAATATGCTTGAAACTGTGGGTATGCAAGCCCGTGGTTTAACACATCAACTAGAAGAAACTTTCCCACCCATTACACCTACACCTGATGATTCAATGGAAAAAATTATGTATCGATCTGGTCAACGTAGTGTCGTTGAATGGATCATCCGTTATATGGAGGAGAACTAATGTCTAAAAAAAGCAGAAGAAAGGCAAGAGAAAAAGCAGAGAAGGCTGCATTTATTGCAGACATATCATTTGACGGTAAGATTAATAAGAAAGAAGCTGAAAAAGCAGCCGAAAGAGGTATCAGTCTTCAAACAATTCAGAACGAAAACATTCGTACTTTTAACAGTGCTAAAGAAAATTATGACCCGGACCTAACTACCACTGGTAGGTACGGTCGTGGAACTGTTCCTACATTTCAACCCTTACTAATTAAACGTAAGGCAAGGGATACATTTAATTCTTCAAGCCAAGCACCTGGAGCTACTGATCCAGCTACTACAGCACCTGTAGCTACTGATACAGCTACTGAAATAGCTCCAGTACAAAAAGAACCAACTGCTCAACAGTTATTTGAAGAGTATAAGGCTGGACTTCCAGACTATGGAGCGCAGTTACAAACGATGCAAAACAATTTTGGTACACAGATATCAGGATTGATGGATGCAATTAAGGGATACGACGACAAGTTTTTACAGCAACAACAAAATTATCAGCAACAAATGACTGATATGCGTCAAACATTGACAGCGCAGATGAACCCTGCTACAAGGAATCCAATTTTTGGAGTTAGAGGTACACCGCCAGGTGTTGGACAAAGAATTATGCGGGACTCCTTTGGCAGGAGAGGTAGTCGTATCCAAGGAATTAGAAACACAACATTGAACGTATCTTAAATGAACGCACGTACTAGGTATGACTATTTAGCAAGCGATCGTTCTCAATTTTTAGAAGAAGCTAGGCAAGCATCAGAGCTTACCCTTCCTTATTTAATCCGTGGTCATGAAGAACACATGACAGGTATGAAACAACTCAAGACTCCCTACCAATCGGTAGGAGCAAAGGGATGTGTCACTTTAGCAAGTAAATTAATGCTTGCTCTCCTACCTGTTCAGACAAGTTTCTTCAAACTACAACTAGACGAAAGTCAACTTGGTGAGAACATGGCACCTGAGATGAAGTCAGAACTTGACTTGTCTTTTGCCAAAGTAGAAAGGATCATTCTTGAATCTATTTCTGCATCTGATGACCGAGTGTCTGTACACCAAGCACTGCTGCACTTAGTAGTAGCAGGTAATGCTCTTGTCTTTATGGGTAAACAAGGACTAAAGGTATATCCTCTGAACCGCTACGTAGTGGATCGAGATGGGAACGGTCAAGTGATTGAAATAGTCACAAAGGAAAGGATCTCTAAAGATCTTATTGAAACACAAGTACCTAAAGAGGTACTAGAGCCCAATCGCGTTGATGATGATGGGGGTTATGGTGATGACGTTGATGTGTATACACACGTCAGGCGTGATAACAATCGGTTTGTTTGGCACCAAGAGGTGAACGACAAACTGGTAAAAGGATCACAAGGTAAAGCACCTATTAATTTAAACCCTTGGATTCCGCTTAGGTTTAATACAGTTGATGGTGAAGCCTACGGGCGAGGCAGAGTTGGTCAGTTTATTGGCGATCTTAAATCCCTTGAGGGACTGTCTCAGGCATTAGTAGAAGGGTCAGCAGCGGCAGCTAAGGTTGTCTTTACTGTGAGCCCTTCAAGTACAACTAAGCCTTCTACATTGGCAGCAGCAGGCAACGGAGCAATCATTCAGGGAAGACCTGATGACATCGGTGTTATCCAAGTTGGTAAGACAGCAGACTTCCGTACTGCATATGAAATGGTTGGTACATTGTCTCAACGAATCAGTGATGCATTCCTTGTATTAAACATCAGACAAAGTGAACGTACTACTGCTGAAGAAGTACGCATGACACAGATGGAACTAGAACAACAGTTAGGTGGACTATTTAGTTTACTTACTGTTGACTTCCTTGTTCCATACTTAAATAAAAAACTTAGTGATGCAGAACGCAAGGGAGAGATCCCTAAGATTCCAAAGGATATTGTCAAGCCAACTATTGTTGCAGGTATCAATGCATTAGGACGTGGACAAGACAGAGAAAGCTTGGCACAATTCCTGACAATACTTGCACAAACATTAGGTCCAGAAGCAATTGCAAACTTTATCAACACTGATGAGGTTATTAAACGACTAGCAGCAGCGCAAGGTATTGATATTCTAAACCTTGTACGTTCAATGCAAGAAGTTCAGCAAGAACAAGCGGCTGCACAGCAACAAGAAATGGCGATGCAGCAGCAGCAAATGAACGTAGATGCCATGAAGAGTCCGATAATGGACCCATCAAAAAATCCACAACTAGCTGAACCACAAGTAGAACAACCACCACTCCAATAATTATTAATGGCAGAAGTAATGTCAATGCTCCCTGAAGAAAATGCACAGGGAGAACTAAATTCAGATGAGCAGGAGTCACTGGCTATTGGCGAGGAAATGGCCAATGACCAAGAGACTATGCTTGCTGGTAAGTACAAAAATGCTGAAGAATTAGAAGCAGCCTATATAGAATTACAGAAAAAACTAGGTGATAGTTCTGACAAAGAAGAGGACACGCCTGAAGAAGAAGATAGTGAAGAAGAAGAAGAAGAAGCGGATGAGTCCTTATTCGATCGTCTATGGGAACAATCTAAAGGCAAAGAGTATAGCGATGATATTCTAAAAGAGCTTTCAGAATCTAATCCAACTGAACTTGCAAGGATGTACCTTGAGTACAGGAATGCGCAACCTACCAGTGAAATTTCACAGGAAGATGCCACCACATTGATGAACTCAATTGGTGGTGAAAAGCAATACAATGAGATGATTGCATGGGCAGTAGATAATATCAGTGACACGGAGATTGATATGTACGATTCCGTAATGGAATCGGGGGATCGCAATGCAGCATTCTTTGCAATGCAGGCACTATCTTATCGTTACGGTGATAAGGTCGGAGTAGAAGGCAAGCTTGTTCAAGGTAAGGCTCCGACCGACACAGTAAAAGGATTTAAAAGTCAAGCCGAAGTAGTCAATGCTATGCAAGACCCACGGTATGACCGAGATCCTGCTTACCGCCAAGAAATCATGGCCAAGCTTGAGCGTTCAAACGTAAATTTCTAAACTATTAACCTTAATTATTACAATGAAAAAAATTATTGCACTTCTCCCTGCCGCTTTGTTGGCTGCAAATCCAGTACTGGCTGGACCCTACGCCAATGTAGAAGTCAACTCAGGTTTCTTTGGATCTGATTACACAGGTTCTGCGACAGATGTACACGTAGGTTACGAAGGTGCTAACTGGTATGTGCAGGGAGGACCTGCGCTGCTGGCTCCAGATAATGCTGATGGCGAAGTAGAACTCTCAGGTAAAGCAGGTGGTTCTTATGGAGTTAGTGATGCTCTATCCGTCTACGGAGAGGTGTCATTCTTGACTGGTGACTCAACAAGCTACGGAACAAAGGCGGGATTGAAGTACAACTTCTGATGAACGATACACAGATCTGGCCTACTGAACCCAAAATGTATATTAAAGATAACGCCGTGTTTCATAACGAAAATGCTGAGAAGCTGAATGGTCGCCTAGCAATGCTAGGTGTCATCGCAGCACTAGGTGCTTATGCACTAACTGGTCAACTTATCCCTGGAGTCTGG